ATAATATATATAATTCTATATTAAAATGCAACTTGCAATTCCTTTAGTAGCACTTGGTGGATTATTCATTGTTTCAAATCAAGCAGAAAAAACCAAAAAAAACAAATCTAAAAAATGTGATAAAGAAGGTTTTGGAAGTCAGTTACCCAATGTTGATGTGCCCGACCGCAACTATCCGCCGTCTGATTCCTATACAACTGAGTCCGACATAACTTCGCAACTTGCCACCCAAAATAGATACGACGGTCCCTCTGCATACACCGACAAATACTTCAATCCTCTCGCCAAAAATTCGATGATGGCAAACAAAGTGGCGTCCGACAGCAACCAATACCAGAGTTTATCCGGGAAACAGGTCGACGCCGACTATTTCAAACACGGCAATATGATGCCTTTCTTCGGCGGCAAAATCAGGACTTCCGGTGACCCCAAAAACAATGAAGCAGTTCTCGACAATTATTTAGGAACCGGATCCCTGCAAATCAACAAATCGGAGCAATCACCTCTGTTTAATCCGAATCAGAATTTGCAACACGCCCACGGTGCACCCAACATGAATGATTTCTATCAATCGCGTGTGAATCCAAGCAAGCATATGAATGGAATTAAACCGTTCCAGGAAGTGCAGGTGGGTCCCGGACTTGGTCTGCCTGCTGACCAAACCGTCGGCACAGGTGGATATAACTCGGGCACATTGCAGCGCGAAAGTTGGTTGCCTAAAACCGTCGACGACTTGCGCACGGCAAACAAGCGGAAAGCAACCGATACTATGTTGTTGGACCACGAAGGTCCCGCCAAGAGTCGCATCACCAATGTGGGTATTTTAGGCGTTTTTAACAAGAACCGTCCCGAGACCGCATTTGAATGGGGTCCCGACCGATACTTTACCACAACTGGTGTAGGAAAAGGTCAGACGGCGCAGTCTATACAAATCGACAAATTTGGTAATCGCGCCGACACCACTGTTGAATATGAGGGCGTGGCACAAAGCGTGAATGCATTGCCGATTACGCCAGGCGAGAATTTGCCGAGTCATCGCGCTGAGTTGGGACAAGGTCAATTGGGTACTGCCAATGCTGTTGGACGCGGGTTTGCCAATGACGGTGATTATGGTGTCAAATCGAACCAGACCTATATGAATAATCGATCCTATGGATCTGGCGGTTCTGACGATAGTTATTTCGGCGCGGTTAAGAGCGGTCTCGGCGCCGTGGTTGCCCCCATCTTGGAAATCATGCGCCCATCCAGAAAACAGAATGTGGTCGGTAATATGCGCGTCTATGGTGACGCCAAGACTGCCGTCCCTCAAACATACCTGTATGACCCCAACGACGCGCCGGCGCACACCATGCGTGAAACCACTGAGGAATCCGTCAATCATTTGAACGTCAATCGAGGTCAAGTGAATAATGGTTATTTGTCTACTCCTTACCAGGCGGTGTCACAGGAGCGTGATACTACTACGCGGTCGCATACAGGTGGCGCTGGATACCAGAATTCGGCGCTTAGACCTTATGACGCCGAATTGTCGTATGAACCCAGCGACATTAAGGCGTCCACCATCAATGGTCGCTTTGGCAATTCCAACACCAATGTGTTTAACGCAAATGTCAATTATCAGGGCAAACCCAAGGACCATGATATGATTAATGACCGCGCATTAATGCCGAAGATGCCGGCGCAGAGTCAGTCGTTGACGAACTTTGGCGAAACGAACTTTAAAGCGCAACAATTGGACACCAATGTCGCGATGAACCGCAACACACCGGATTTGTATTCGGCGTTGAACCAGAACCCTTACGCGTTGAAGCGAACTTATGCTCAATAGGCGTTTCCTTTGTAAACTACTGTCTATAATAAATAATCTTGTTATTTATTATAATGTCTTTTAGGAGAATACAGAGTCGCACCGTCAATCATCATGTGTTTTTAGATAATCGTCTCACGAATTTTGTGGGCGAACACGTCCATTTTGGAGATTTGATTGTTGAACGCAATGCACTTATAAAAGGTAATTTGACTGTCGTTAATGATATACGCGCGCGCAGTTTCTACGCTACTGGAAACTACTATTTGGATAATTACATTCTCGTTCCCGCGGGAACTATTGTGCAGTCTGCTGCCATAAATGTCCCCGATGGTTGGTTAAACTGCAATGGTGATTTGCTTAATAAAATTGCATATATTGATTTGTTCGCGGCAATCGGCAATGCCTACGGAGGTCTTATAACCGATTTGAGTTTCAACTTGCCCGACTTGCGTGGACGTGTCGGCATTGGCGCTGGAACCGGAAGTGATTTGACTCCAAGAGCGATGGCAACATCGGGTGGCGCGGAAACCCACACCCTAACCACGTCAGAAATGCCCAGTCATAGTCACGATATAAACGACCCCGGACATAGACATACTTACACAAACACTCCAAATGATCAAGATCTATTCAGCAGTATAGCTAATAATGAGACTGCTGCCGACCAAGAAGATATTAATAATCGATTGACTGGAAATTCAGTTACCGGAATTACTATTATTAACACCGGTGACGATCTTCCCCACAACAACATGCAACCCTTTTTGGTCATCCGTTATTTGATTAAATATTAAATGATTTATCTATAATTTCACATTGTATTTTATATTACAAAATACAATGACCGACGTCGAAACTTTCCGAGACCCATCGAAAGTAGGCAAGGCATTAAGAAATAAGATTGTGTTCAATGGAATTTCCTATGAAACTACGACATTTCTCACACCCTTAATTGAAGGCACTCCTGAGTTTTCAGCAGTCGTCAATAAAATCGGAGACCGCAAACAATTTGATAAGACAACCGGCAAAAATATCACCTGTCTCGGAACCACCAAGGGTGTAGTCAAAAACCAATTGAAGACAGTCGACACCAGCGCATATGTGTTTGTCAATGAACCCAAAAAAGCAACGTCGGACCAAGCGTCGGGGTCTCTTCAAGTATTCAATTGGCACACTGATGCTTCCCGAGAAGCGCAATCGTGGGTCTGCGACCTGTGTCGTAATGCCCCCGACCCGTCAAAAAAATCGGCGTCCTCTCCCGTCAAACCCATAATGCACCTGTTTGAACAATTGACATATTACCTGTTTGGAAAAACAGAAATTTATTTGATGGTCGAAAAGACCAAGGAAAATGACCTAAGACCTCTGTATGAAAAATATGGATATGTCGTTGACGCGGGATTTAGCATTCGTGATGACAACGATCATATTGTTATGAAAAAAACTATTATTGCCGATCCTGCATATGTGTCGTTTCCTTTTGTGTCAAACAAAAAGAATACGCGGTCATCGGCAATAGCAAAATCAAGCAATCGGAGAAAACGAACGAGTAAAAAGTCGTCGTCGCCTTCGTATGTTTGATTATTTTTCTAATTAAATTGTATAGGAATTGAAGAATGCCAACCACAAGAAGCAAAACACCTGACAAACCACCTGGTAAAACACACAAAACAAGAAGCGTAGCACAAAAATCAACCGTCAGAACACCAAGTAGAGCAACCGTCAGAACACCAAGTAGAGCAACCGTCAGAACACCAAGTAGAGCAACCGTCAGAACACCGAGTAGAGCAACCGGCAGAACACCGAGTAGAGCAACCGGCAGAACGCCTGGTAGGGTTACCACAGGCAAAACACCGAGTAGGAGCGCAACCGTCAGAACATCGAGTAGAGCAACTGGTAGAATGCCGATTTTGACGACCAGGACACCAATAATAAAAAAATCAGGAAGAGGAACAAGAAAAGATGAGACAGATGCTACGTTTGTGGGATTTCCATATATTGATTCTTCCAATTTTGATTCTTCCAATTTTGATTCTCCTAAATTTTATTCTAATAGAAAATTTACAGATTTCATTACTCCAGAGGAAGAACATAGGCAAAATGCCTTTTTATATAATTCTGGTGAAAAAGTTGCAACTTTGCATATATTTGTCAATGGACAAATGCAGACATATATTATTATAAGAACATCATCAGATGACCCAGACAATCCAGAAAATATTGTCACCGAAACAGATGAATTGCCTTTTGGAACCAAAGTGTGGCCAATGTCAAACTATGATACTTGGAAAGATGTAATAGAAAGAATCAATACAGAATTTCTCACAAACCCCAAACCTCCTGGAATTTTTAGTTGGTTTGGAAAACAAGAACCACAATTTCCAGAAATAGAATCATCTTATTTAACTCACGAAATATTTAATTATGATGATATTTCAAATGACGAATATGATTTTAAATTGAATTATCAAAATGACTTACCATTATTATATCTTGACAGATTTAAAAATGAAATAATTAATGAAAAAATTTCAGGAAAATCTGAACTGTTGATTGAACCACAAAATCAGGTTGAATTGGTAACCGAAATACATAATTTGTCAAGAATGAAGTCTGACAAACCAGTGATTAGTGTTATAATTGAATAATCTTCCTTAATTCATTTCCTCTATCGCCACATTGTCCAAACCGATCATTTCGATTCCTTGGGTCCAATCCCCCAAAATGGCGATTTCATTCACTTTTTCAAGTAATTTTGGCAAATCTCTATCGCTCACCCTTGAAAACCTTCCATCATTGTCTTTTTTTTGAATCGTCGCGCCAATCAATGGAATCCAATAGGTCTGTTGTGTTCCGTCGTATTCGGTCGGCAAAGATACCCACAGTTCATATGTGGGCGCCTTCAATATGATTGCCCTTTCTCTAACACCCGCGTTCATCTTTTTGTAATCGCCCATGAAACTTGACATCGAATATGTTATTGCGAACGGTCCCTTGCCCACTATTTTGATAGGTGACACGAAATACCACAAGTCCCTATCATCCTTGTTTTTCCAATCTACATTCACCAAGGCGTCCTTTCCTGTAATATAATGATTCATAATGCCGGTGTTGTATTTGTAGTGCTCTGCTTCCTTCAAACTGGGTTTGTATCCAGGTTTATAGATTTTGTTGTAACCTTGATTTACTATCCATCCCTCGTTGTCTAATAAGAATGTGCCAGCGCGTGCGCCAACTAACGAGAGAATAATAAGTCCTAATAATAAAATGTTCATTGTGTTTGTTTAAGTTGTTATTTTGTTTTGTTCAATTGAGAACAAAAGAAAAAAGGGGATCAATTCTCAAAGGAAACCAAGGTTTCCTTTGGATCCTTCCTTCAAATAAAATGTAAGAGGAAACCTAAAAGGAAGGTTCCAAAGGACATAAGTGGCGCCAAAGGCGCCACCGCCCGTATCTGGCATCGCCAGATACTTAACCTTGGTTTCCTTTCCTTTATCTAAACCGCAAATACAACAGCATTAGTGTGACGTTAATGCCGAACGCAATAAACCCCGACGCCATTAACGAAACATCCTGTATGTAAAACCCATGGAAAAACCACAGGAAATTCGTGAGCATCATTAGCGCTACCATGTAGAATGATAATCCGACCACCGTTCGGGTTTCCAAGGTCTTTATCAATTGGGGCAACGCTTGCACTGTATTCACCGTCGGCGCGAGTATCGCGACGATTCTTGGCAAGTCTGTTTGCATCTGTCTGCTTTAAAATATACGCACACATTGTTTTGCAAATAATATTAAACACATCTCCCATGAATTATCAACCTGTAAAATGAACACCCATCTTCAAGATTTTAAGAAACCCGATAGAGATTTTCTAAAAGACAAGGATTGTCTAATATGTTTAGAATCCGTCGATGTTGAAATGAATCTAATTGTTGCGTTGCCTTGCAATTGCGCCAACTCGGCATATCACATTACCTGTATTGTGCAAATGTTGCAATCCGGCGATAACAAGAACTTCTGTCCGCATTGTAAAACGGCATATTTAGTGCCTTTGATTCCTTTGATTCCTTCTATAGAAGTAGCAGTAGACAACCAATCATTCATTTTGAAAAACTACACACACATCATCATGTTTCATCTCTTGTCAAATACTTTCTTGAATTTCTTCAATCTGTTTTTATGCAAAACACATTCTTCATACAACGCCAGCGTGGAATTGCAAGCACTCATGCCAATTTACATTTTTAAACTGTTTTGCAATTCTCTGTATTTAATTCTTTTAATGAACAACGTTGAAAGAATTGCAAATATGCTTATTGCAAGTTACACATTTCAAACCGTGTTGTTCGGATTGATGATTTACACATTCACACAAATAGATAATGATGTAAATTCCGGATTTATGATAATGCTCAACGTCGTGTCTGGTGGCGCCGACGTGTTATTCCGATTTATCATTGAGCGCAGAATCACAAACCGCGTAAATGTTGTTCGTTGAATTGTCCATTTATTTATGGACCCGTCTCTCTATAATGGAAAATATTGTGTTTCATATGATGAATTTTCAGCACGCCCATAACATTAAGGGCGCGCGCAATACTAACGCAAAATGCTTGCACGACCTTTTGAAAAAACATTATTCTGATAAGGCGTCGGTTGAGGTTTTCCCCGCCATTGTTACTTCCTATAATGAGGAGGATGCTGCCAAATCCATCACAATTGCGCATTTAGTTATTCTGTTTACAAAAGGCGAAGACAAAGACAAAGAAGAAAAGATCTTATTGGATCCTGCGTATGACATGTTTTCTCTTGAAAATAAGCGGTATTATCTGAACATTAAGGAGTTTGTGGACGCCATCGAAGATGCTGATAAAAAACAGGACATGTTGAAGAACCTCGCCACGGAATTTCTATTTCTCATGGAAATCGGAAAACAAATTGTTGCCGGCACTTTTGACCAGCACAATAGAGAATTGTATGAAAAACAGACGGAATATGTGAATTTGAAGGAACAGTTGTCTTAGAAGAATTCAATCAATCGCAAATTTGTTTATTTGCGTAATATATACTTGTATGAATTATTTTGCAAAACAAGCGTTAAATCTTGCCAAGGACGAACTTATAGATTATGCCAAGTCACAATTAATTAAAAAACTGATAGAAAACCTAAATAAAGGAGATGCAGGTATTGATGCTTTATTTGCTAATCTAAAAAATGAACTTAATAAATCCACTTTTTTAAGAATAGTTCGTGAAGGAATTTGTGTTGATGAAAAATTAGCAGAAGAAGTGAAAACCAATTTGAAAACCAAAATAGGTGAAATTGAATTTTCCAAAGAATTAGAAAAAATGAAAGAACCAATACCAGGAATTACAGATGAAATTAAAGTTAAAATAGAGGCGCTTCAAGAAACATTAATAACTAGATTAAATAAATTGATTGATGACATAATTACTTGTAATACTTCATCTACGCCTGTTTCCGCAGGTGGTTCTAAAAAAAAGCGTCGTCAACGAAAGACAAAAAAGAATAGTCATAAAAGGTCTCGAGGTCGCAAAAGACATAGTCGCAAATAGAAATAATATTTTCATATTTAAGAAATATAAAAATACAAAGCCTCCTTTGGGGATTGAACCCAAGACCTTTTCATTACAAGTGAAATGCTCTACCACTGAGCTAAGAAGGCGCCCAATATATCTTCCGCCAGTTCTCTATGTTGTTTTTGCGTTTATTGACAAATGAAAAAACATGATATTCTTGTTTATGTGTTTGTGTTGCCTCTCACTTCTCTCACTCTTCTTACTCCTCTCACTCAGTGAGCAACCTCGGCACACAATTGATAGTTTGTAGTTCCTGCGCCATCAGTTTGAATGCATAAGGCATCTCCACATAGGCAAACTCCGTCGTATTCTCGCATATCGAGCACCGATGCACCGTAAATGTGGATTTCTGCATCGCGAATCCCTTGTCATTGTATTGCGCTATCATTCCGCATTTCTTACAAACATGCACACTGTATTTATCCGACACGTCGAACAGGCGCTCTCTACAAAATCTGCTGACGCCGTGCGCCAATAGACCGTCCTTCTCCATCTCGCCCATTCTGAAACCGCCGTCGCGCGCCCTGCCTTCGGCAGGTTGTCGAGTCAAATTCACCATCGGACCAATCGACCTCGAGTGTTGCTTATCATTCACCATGTGTTTCAATCGCTGGTAAAACACAGGACCTATGAAGACGCTGGTCTCGAACTGCTCGCCGGTGAATCCATTATACATGATTTCATTGCCGTAACTCTCATAACCAACCTTTTGTAATTCCTCGGCAATCGTCTTTACATCCATCTCGCCGAAACTAGTGCCATCGCCAAACATGCCCAACTCGATTAAGACCTTGCCTAGAATCGTCTCCTTCAACTGTCCAATCGTCATTCTTGACGGAATCGCGTGAGGATTGATGATGATGTCCGGTCTCAATCCATTTTTAGTATAAGGCATATCGCACTCGGGAATGATGTTGCCCACAGTGCCCTTCTGCCCGTGGCGACTTGAGAATTTATCCCCGAACACCGGTTTTCTGAATATGCGCGCGCGCACCTTTGCTGTGTTGTATCCTTCGCCGTTCCTGCCCACATAATTCTTGTCGACATAAGTCTCCTCCGATGTCCTGTAACACTTGCTCTGGTCCTCGAACTTGATTACCTTGGTCGGGTCATTACGATTCTCCTTTATGTGAACCACTTTCGCCATGATTACGTCGCGGTCTTTAATCAGCGAATTCTCCGCCATGAATCCGTCGCTTCCAATGTTGTCGTAATTGCCATATTTGATGCCCTTGGTGCGCGCAGGGTCCGGTTTGCATCTACTCACAAATCGGGTAATGTTCTTGTCTTCATCCTTGTCTGTGTGATAAATCGTCGTCAAGAACATCCCGCGGTCAATCGATCCGCGGTTAATCAACACACTATCCTCCTGATTATAACCTGTGTGTGACATAATTGCGACATGGATTTGCTGACCCGATGGAATCTTCACTAAATCCAACCAATTCATCAATCGTGTGTCCACCAACGGTCTCGACGGATACGTCAACACATAAGCAGTCTTGTCAAATCGCTGGTCGAAATTGGTCGCATACATACCCATCGCCTGCTTTCCCTGTGCCGACTGATATGTGTTTCTCGGCGCCTGATTGTGCTCCGGAAAAGGGATGCACGACGCCAACACACCGAATATCGTGCTTGGATGTATCTCACAATGGGTGTATTTTGCCCACTTGTCCTTTTGCACATAGGTATTCTTCGCCTTGAGCGCAATCATCGCATAATTCTGCTCGTCGGGGTCGATATACTCTATCACCGACTTGTCCAACTTGCAATTGGTTAGCAAATCGTTCCACGACACGTCGCCCCGCGATAAACCGTCAATGATTTCCTGTGTGATTAGCGCGCGACCATCGGCAACGCGCAATAGGGGTCGCGTCATGCGCCCGCCATCATTGCATATTCGGATTTCCATCATCTTGTAATCAAACACAATGGATGTGTAAATGTTGATGATTCCCTTGTATTTCTTCTCCTTCATTTCTTGATACAATTCCTGTGGCGAATCGGAGATACCCACCCAGCATCCGTTGACGAATACTTTCACTTTATTGAACGCTTGCACGGGCGACAGTTCATTCACCGACTTGATGTGTGGCGCCACATAAGTGTAGAGGGAGGAACTATTCGTCGAAATCGTGAGATGCGTCAATTGACTGATGTTTTTTACTAGACCAATCGATTGACCCTCCGGAGTTTCTGCTGGGCATAAAAATCCGAACGTTGTCCCGTGCAGTTTGCGCGGTGCTATCAGTTCGCCCGACTTGTCGATAGGCGTATTCACGCGACGCATATGACTCAAGGTTGCTGCCGTGGTCAAGCGATTCACCACTTGCGCCACGCCGACCTTGCTACTATTGCTCTGTTTGATACTGAAATCACCCGTCGAAAGCGCGCGATTGATGCCCGTCTCTATCGTCGTCGATTTAATAAACTTGCAAACGTTCGCCATATTTATGATGTTTTCATAATCGTCGCTGGACTTCCACGACCCCGAATTAATCTCCTTTATCACATTCTTTTGCATCTCTTTCACCAATTTGTTGAAATAGTTTCGGAACAGGTTATTCAACAGGGTGCCGGTCATGTCAATGCGCTTGTTTGTGTATGAATCGCGGTCGCTGGGCGGCATCCATCCGAGCGCCGTCTGGATTAAACGGTTTGTCATGTATCCCAGGAAATACAACTTCTGTTGCAGCGTCTGGCAATGCGGGAATAAATCATTGTTTAATACCTCGACCGCGAAATCGCGCTTCTTCCTCGACCCCGTCTCCTTATCCATATTCATCGGCGTGTATGCAACATAGGATGTGATGTTCTTCAACGCGTCCTCCTTGGTCATCGTCTTGTTCGCCTCCACAACAGAGGCGTTCAAATACTTCAACATTTCCGCGTGTTTCGTGCTTTCGATGTCTAGCAAAATGTAGGAGCAAATCTCCTTGTCAGAATTCACGCCCAGTGCGCGAAACAGGGTGAATAGGTCGATTACTTCGCGCACGCGCGGCACAACGACCTTCATTGGATATCCGTAACCATTGTTTTTGCTGGCGATTTCGATTTCCACTTGTTTGGGTGATATGCACTTGTAATCGGGCACGGATTTGATTTCCGCATACCAGATGCAGCGGGAGGCGTTCTTGCCGTCGTAGCAATACACGATGTTTTGCGCAGCGCGCTCCTGCTGTAATACGGTCTTCTCTGAACCCTTGATTATGAAATAACCGCCGTGGTCGAAGGCGCATTCGCCGACTGAAACAGGATTGATATGACTGTTCTGGGTTAAGACGCAAATCGACGACTTTACCATGATTGGCATCTTGCCGATACTGATTTTGGGCAACAACTTGTGTATGCTGCGGGGTTGGTCCATCGATTCCGTGTCTCGCACGATGTATTCGACGCGCACGTCGACCGTCATGTTGGATGCGTATGTGAAATTGCGCACCTTTGCCTCCATCGGCATCATCGTTTTCGTGGCGCCATTGTTCTCGTAAATCATCGGCAAATATATCTTCAAATTCTCGAACGTGATTTTGATTTCCAGTGTGTGTGCTTCGTGCTTTGCCACGTAATCCTTGTCTGAGCGGATTGTGACGGGGTTAAACATATCGATTGTGCGTTTCATGTCGTAATTCACAAAGTGGTTGTATGACTCCAGTTGGTGTCTGACCAATCTGGACGAGTGCTGTCCGCTGAAATAGGATTCGATGATATTGAACGCCTCGCCATTGTAATTGTTGATGTGGGATAATATGTCTCCATCGACGGAGTTTGGGTTTAACTGATTCTCTGCAATCATCTGTTTAATTTCTGCCTCGATGCGCTTCTCATGCTGCACGATTTCCTCTAGACATTTTGTTTCTTCGTTCTTTTTAGGTTTTTTAGGTTCCTTTGAAACTTTGGGTGTTTCCTTTGGTGTTTCCTTCGGTTCCTTAGGAACAGTCGGACCCTTTGGGTCCTTAGGAACAGTTGCTCTCGACTTTCTAGGAGTCTTTTGAATCTTCTCTTGATTAATAATTTGTTCTACTTGCATTTCTAAGTTTTTAGTGTTTGTTGTCATTTTTATCTGCTGGTCGTTGGAGATTCAATGGCATCAATTTTTCAAATCCTTTTTGAATGTATTTAATTCTGAAGACGCGTCTTAGGCAAGTTCTTTCGTCAATATCATATCTGCCGTGTTCGCCATTTGAATGGATATTACTGCCGACTTTATTAAAGACAAATTCTCAAAAGTGATTATCTCTATCGGTCCCACGGTAATATCGAAAAAACCATCAACAATTTCACCGACAGTTTGGTTAAGCGCATAAATGCGCGGCATGTCATCCTTCACCGAATGCAACAACCCCGCAACCACTGTTTCTATGTTTGCACCGGCAGTCATCAATATTGCAGACACCGATATTAAATGGTGCAAGAAAGGTCTCTTTGGTTTACGATATCGTGTTTTGCCACTTGAATATTCACTTGCAATCACATGCGCCTGTTTCAACAATTCTATATTTTCATTTGTGTATCCTTTTGATTTAGCAAACTCGCAAAGTCCGTCGATTGTCTCTATCATTGTTGTTATATATGTTATACATAAAATGTCATACAAAGTAACCATCGTCATGACGGTGCGAGAGAATTACTCGTTAACTATCCAATCCATCGACAGTGTTATTAAACACACCACTGTGCCGCATCGATTCATCTTTGTCAATTATAAAGTCCCCGAAACCATTTTGGAAGAAATTAAAAAAAGAGGTATTGTCGAGATTTTCAATAATGATTCGCCTTATCCATCCGTTTCTATGAAAAGCGTCATTCCCGAAATCACGACTCCATATACCGTGTATTTGGACAACAATATCACTGTTTCACCCTTGTGGTTGGAGAATCTCATTGTGTGTATGGAACTAAATAACGCGGGCGTCGTGGGTCCGGCATATTTATGGAAGAAAGACAAAATACACATGTTTGGTGGCAATATCACAGTGAGAAACAAGCATTTTGTAGAAAGACATTATCTCATTGACCAACCCGCGCACATTCTCAAAAACTTGAAAACCCGAAGATGCGATTATGCCGAATACCACTGTTTGATGGTAAGAACCGACCTTTTGAAACAAGGCGCGCTGGATGATTCATTGCTAATTATTCATCAACACATTGATTTGTCATTGATGGCGAAAAAACTTGGCGGGTATGGCACATTTGTCACGCCACATTCTGTTGTCACTTATGAAAATCAAGCAGAAATACAAGAATGCGAACACGATTTGTTTAGAGAAAGATGGGACCCCCAAGTAGGCGAAAAAGACATTGCATACTTCTGTAAAAAATGGAATGTTAATAATGATTCCGGTTTTGATGATGTGCGTAATTTTTTGCTAAGACATAACAAAATCGCATCTGTGTCGTCTAAATAAAAAATCTATAATATTTGCAATTTATATAAGAGGGCATTGCAAAATTGAATGTTCAAAATTAAATTGAAAAAAACCGATAAACCACCTTCGCCAATTCTACCAAAACCGGATTTTGTTCAATACAAAGAACCACAGACGAAAGATATGGCAATATTATTTGTGTATTTTAACCCCTGCAAATATAGGAGAATTATTCAAAATGTGCTGACCGTAAAACACCAAATGGATTGTGCAAAAATCCCGTATTTCATTGGTGAAATCAAACATGATGATGATTCATCATATCTGTTTTCAAAATCTGACAATGTGTTTCAATATAGTTCAAACAGTTATATGTTTTATAAGGAAAATCTGATTCGCGTCGTTGAACCCTTGATACCATCTTGTTTTACCAAAATTTGTATTATGGATTTTGATATATTCTTTGATAATCCGGATTGGTATCGTGTGGTTTCGGAAAAACTGAATCGTGTTAAAATTATACAACCTTTTAAAACTGCAAATTATCTTAATATTGATTATTCCATTTGTGATTCCAAAACCAATTGTGTTGACAAAAAAACATCGGACTCCATTGATTATCTTGTGGAACACACTGGTTTTGTTTGGGCGTTTGACCGCAAATGGTTTTCATCATACCATTTTGATGACATTATTATTTCTGGCATGGGCGACACCGTTCTTGCTAATAATATTACAAAAAGACCCTACAATGGTGCAGGGTCTTTATATGTTAATTTTTCTAGAAATCTCAAATCATCGAATGTTGATGTGCCATATGGATCTTGTAATTTAAAAATATATCATTTAAATCACGGACCACTCATCAATCGACAATATAATAGCATAAATTACATATTGAATTCAACTTTTATTAAAAATGGATTCAAAAAGATTGATGATGTGTTGTGTCGAAGAGATGATGGTATTCTTCAATATAAACCGGAATATTTGTCTCTCTTCAATTCCATCTTGTTTTCTTATTTCAAAATACGTAATGACGATTTTGCATAAGGGGAACCAAGGCGCCTAGAAGTGCATCATCGTAGGTGATATTCCATATGTTCCTTGTAAAATCATATAGAACTCTCGCTCCATTTCTATACAACCAAAATGAGCATCGACCCCGCCAAATTAAAATCATTCAACACCTATATGAAATTCTACAAACAGAAGAATTATATGTCAAAACGCGATTTTGCACATATAATGAATTTGGCGCAGCAAGACTTGACCAATGTCCAACCCCATAATTACTCTGTATGGCAAAAGGCACACGAGGTCGATTTGTCTGCACTTGACGCACTTGCGTCTGCTGCGTCGATTGCTTCGCAAGAACAGGAAGAATTAGACCAATCGATAGAGAACATCGACATGTCTATAAATTGCATTGCCGACTTGATTGCTATTGTTGACAAATATCCTCTATCGAACAAGAAATACAATATTGATGTTAAGATGTTGCATACGATTCAATCCGAATTGCGGGAACTGAATTCGATGATTGGCATCGTTTCACTGAAATCGGCAATCCTTGATCAACTCCTCTATTATTTGCAGGGGTTCCATTTGCAGGGGTCTGCGGATGATTATAAACACACTGTGTTATACGGTCCGCCGGGGTCGGGCAAAACTGAAATTGCCAAAATCATTGGCAAAATGTATTCCAAGATGGGTGTTATTAAGAAACCTATTTCTGTGTCTGGCACAGGTTCCTGCGGAACATCCGTAGGAACAAGCGCAACAACCAGTCCATCTTTTAAGAAAATCACGCGCGCTGATTTGGTAGCGGGATATTTAGGGCAAACTGCCATCAAAACCAAGAATGTTATCACAGAATCCCTCGGGGGCGTCGTATTCTTGGACGAGGCGTATTCCCTCGGTCACAAGGAGGGTGCCGATAGTTTCTCCAAAGAATGTGCCGACACCTTGTGTGAAAGTCTCAGTCACAATAGAGAAAACATCATGTTTATTATTGCCGGGTATGAGAAGGAGTTGGACACCAATTTCTTTGGTCTTAACCCCGGTTTAGAATCGCGGTTTGTGTGGCGGTTCAAAATTGATAATTATACATATGATGACCTGTGGCAAATCTTTTTGCATAAAGTGAAGGTTGCTGGATGGACCTGTGATGACGTGCTTTCCCAAAGTGGCAAGGCGTGGTTTAAGACCAAGTTTGACAATTTCACGGGACTTGGGCGTGATATAGATACGCTTTTGTTTAAGACCAAGATTTCACATAGTCGTGCGAACTATGGCAAAACCGTGGATGACGCGTCAAAATATATGTTGAGCGTTGCTGACCTGAATGCGGGATTTGCACTGTTTATGAAAAGCAGGTCGGGGTCTGCCGAGACCGAGAAGAGGGAGCGCAAACGGATTGCTGAGTCCCTCTACATTTAAGGGGTTGTCTTGCACCTCCGGTGCGAGCGTCGTGGCGCCGATGGCGCCACTTAACCAAGGTTCCAAGGCGCCACAAAGTGGCGCCGAGTAGTGGAGCACCTTCTACGAAGTGCGGTGCTCACCCCTTATGTTCCATCCTTTGGTGTGATGATGCCTTAAGATCCCTCCTTTGAGTTTTAAAATATAAATATTTATTATATGGAATCGGGATCGGAATCGGGATCTACATTTGATATCAATTCTGTAATTGATAATGAAGGTAATACTTCTTTGCACATTGTTATTGACAAACTATTAGAAGAATATGACAAGAATGATAGATATATGCATAACAACAAAATTGGAGGGCAGATTATGTACTCAAACCACGAAAATAATCCACTTCCTTCGTGGTTTTTAAATTTAGTAAAATATTATATTTACGATGGTGCTGATATTCACAAAAGAAATAACAAAGGATACAGTCCTTTTTTAATTGCAAGTGATATAAAAAAAAATAGACACATGGCAAATGAAATGAATGCAATATTATATGATTTTAAACAACAAACTGCAACTCCTCCTGCAGTGGAGCAGAATAATGCACCAATTGCAAACGCAACCGCTGTTTCTCCTGGGGAACATCAAGGTATTCCAATTGCAAACGCAACCGCTGTTTCTCCTGAGGAACATCAAGGTATTCCAATTGCAACCGCTGAACATCAATATATTCCTGTAGGAAGACGCATCGGAGGTAAAAAGACAAAGCGCCGACGCAATCGAAAGACGACACGTAGGCGCCAGACGCGCAAATAATTTCCACATTTAGAAACAGAATCGTTTCTATGCTATAGATTATATAGCAGTATAATCTATGTCCAATGGCAGAATCAGATTTTTGTATAATTATATAATATAATTATTCAATTATGGAAAAACACTACAATTCACTTTTTGCAGATCTAAGCAAAAGATACAATGAAGAATATAGTGAACCTAAAATTATTCAAAAAGAATTAGAAGATGGGTCCAAAACAACATTTCTTATGATTCGCGCAACAATGCGTGGACGCGAAGAACAATATATGAGATATGTGTTGCTTAGTTCAGAAAATCATAATGTTGCATTGTCGACCGATGGTGGTCCGTTAGTTACTTTCATATTGGACACCGATAAAACAGAAAGTGATGGTTTTAAAGTATTACCAGAAAACAGGGGTGGCAAAAAAAGAAAAAATAAATCAATTCGAAGAAAGAAATTGATTCGCTGGAAGAAATCGATTCGTAGAAGGCAATAATGCATTAAAATATATTTAACATTTACTTTTCCACATTTAGAAACAGAATCGTTTCTATGCCATAGATTATATAGCAGTATAATCTATGTCCGACGGTGAGAAAAAAAAGATTTTCATAAATCCTAATTTATTTAGTATTGAAAATGCATCCAGGAAAAAGAAACCAAAACCCGAAAAGGCACTCCGCATTAAATCGGCAGCAAAACCCGTTTCCGATAGAACTCGCAAGAATCAATTCCTTAAGAAAATTCGCGAAAATCAAGAAAAACAATACAATTCTCTATTTGAAGGCGAAAAAATCAAGGTGGACATGCCCAAAAAAAATGATAAAATCACCGATGAGTTTCAATCCGACTTTGACAAATCGCTCACTTTTATGACTGCCGTTGCCGACGCCAAACCGATGCCATTGCACAACAATCATAATCATACCTTTAAGAACACTTCCATGCGACATCAAATGGATGACTTTGGTATTGATCAGTTTGCCGTCGACGTTGCTGTTGATTTACCCATCGATTTCCTGTTGCCGCCTCCCTCAGGCGGACCTTCGACTGCTCCCAACAGTGGGTCTTTGTATGTGCCCAACACTGGGTCTTTAACTACACCTACATCTTCGACAACTCCTATGTCTTTTCCAAATGCCCCTGAATATGGGTGTCTAAAAAACGGCAATTTGCCCACAAAAAGGTCCCTACATAACACGACCATGAAAAAACCCCATAATCCGGTCGTCGGCAGTTTGAAAACACAGGATGAACGACAACAAGAATTAGAACTTTTACGCAAACTGCACCAAGAGAAGAAGGATGCCGAGAAACCGAAACCCAAGATTGTGCAACGGAAAATCAAAAAATTGCTGCGACGCACATTCAATGTGGGCAAAGACCGATTTAGACCCCGGGTCGGAGTCCTTCTCCCAAATCGCACTATTCGCAATAACGTCACCACCAAATCCTTTATGATAAAACAGAAACCCATTGCCGAAATAAGGAAATTCCTCATTCAACAGGGGTTCATTAAAGTGGGGTCTACCGCCCCCACCGATGTTTTGAGAAAAATATATGAAAGCATTTCCATGATTGATGGAGATGTAAAAAATCATAATCCGGACAATCTTCTATATAATTTTTTCAAAAGTGGAGAACAGAAAAATTGATTTCATCTTTGACCAAGTCAGACATGAACAAAAATACAATACTACCACAATAAAATGGAAAAGAAACTCAACCTCAAATCAGAGCAATACTTCACCGGGTTCAAGGACGCCGTCCGCGAAAAAATTATCGAACTCGGTTTCAACGAAAAATCAAAAATCAATGACCTCATCGAATACGTTTATGAATACGACCGTCTCACCTTTAGCAAGGACGACTTGTCAAAGCGGAAACGCGTCAAAAATGCTATTCCCATGCAAAACCGATGCAGCGCCAAGCGAGCGAATAACGAGCAATGCACCCGAAAACGCAAGGATGGCAGCGAATTCTGTGGCACCCACGCCAAAGGCGCACCCCATGGTCTTGCCAACGACGAGTGTGGCGTTTGCACCAAACCAGTCGACGTCGTCGCCCGCAACATAGGCGGCGTCGTTTATTACATCGACAAATTCTTAAATGTGTATGAAACTGCCGAAATCTTGGAAAACAAGATAAACCCCAAAATCATCGCAAAGGCAGTCGTTGTCAATGGCGAATACACTGTGCCCAAACTGGGCATTTAGGACTTGTCTATCTTTCGGGAAATGGTTTCCTTTGTGATTTCTTCGCGATTATTCATTATAAAGGTGTTCACCTCTATCGCCTGTGTTTCATTATCCTTGTAATACTTTGATAAAATACCGAGCAAGTTTTTTTTCGATAACGGTTTCTTCAAGGTTTTCTTGTTATACAGCAATTTGCCTCCTGTAATATCGAACTCGTCGATTTCATTTTCTTTCATCGTCTGCATTAATGTTTTTGATATTTGTTGTTGTTTCGTTTTTCGCAGTCTTATCTCTTTGTTTAATTCACGGATCTCATTATCCACCGCAATCCAGTCCCTTATGTTTTGCACAAGTTCTGCTTTTGTTGTCATTTATATATACTTGTTCTATTTTTTATATTAGTTATGTGTAATCATTTTCTTCCTAAGTATATATATTTTTGCATTTGATGTTTAGCATAGTAAATAGAAATAACACGCAAATAAAACCCCCGCAAATACAAATGCAGATGCAAATGCAGAATCGGCGCATAATATCAATGAGACCATTATCCAATGCTCTTACACAAAAACCGAAGGAATATTCTCCGTCTGATGGCAATCGAATCAAATGGGGTAGACCCACATGGCGCTTTTTCCACGTCATCGCCCACAAAATCAAACCCGAACATTTTAATCAAGTGCGCAAAGAAATGCTTGACACTATTTATTCGATTTGCTCTACGCTACCTTGCCCCGTTTGCTCCGAGCACGCCAAACAATACATGAACGGCATCAATTTCAACACCATTCAAACTAAGGAGGATTTAAAAGACATGCTATACAATTTCCATAATGCTGTCAATATTAGAAAGAATTATGCTCCATTTAGTAGGGAAGAACTTGACGCAACATATGCGCAATTTAATACAATTGCGGTGGCGCGTGAATTCATGTTTTATTACAAGGACCGACACCGAAGTATAAAAATGGTTGCCGACGATTTGATGCGTTCTAGAATATCGGTAAACATTCAAAATTGGTTTAATGGCGTTTACCAGTTTATGGAACCGTAATTAATTTTCCAGAAGTATTCAATTTGCAACTATATTTCATTTCTGACGCTTCACATTTACTACCCATATTTGGAGTTGGTGTTGCCCAGTTTGATTTTCCTATTATAATTGGCCACGTTGTTCCAAGAATAATGCCAATCGCAACCGGCAATAGAATTACTATAATATTATTGAATGTGTAATACAAATAAATTATGTCTCCTATAACAAATATCCACAGGATTAATAAGAGAACCCAATTTTGTTCGGTTGCATCTTTTGCTGCAGTTTCTTTTTGCTTCTTTGTTGCTTTTGGGTCCTGTGCGAATAACACATAATAATAATAACACAACAAAAATACATATACATTTATGCTAAGTGGCACATATGATATGGG